TTCTTACCTCTTTGAAAAGCCTCAAGAAGACACTGCGATAGACTGGAACAAGCAAGATGTATGGGAGCCCCAGCACATTGAGAGACTTTCTCAACAAATCCAGAAAGAGCAGAACCCAAATCACTTCGATCACATCTTTGAGCCAGACCCAGATTTGTTTGCATTCGATAAGGATGAATTGTAAAAACTTAGTTTGTCCGTTGCGGTACACGCATGGTGCGACTCTGTCTGTGGGATTTTGGAGGAGTGAGTGAGACGCGTGCGACAGGTTGTTAACTTCATAGCGCTTTGTTTATTTTACGACTGGATGTATGGGCAAAAGCGCCCTGACGAGTGGTTAGACGGGACGCTGTGGGTTTGGCAGAAACCAGGAAAGCTTCCCCAGTCAGCGGAGCAGGAGGAGTGAAGGATGGACAAAAAGGCTCTGAAGGAACAAAAAGCGTACTTTAAAAAGCACGGCATTCCGCCTGAGTTCAATCAACACGAGTGGAAGAAATGGCCCGACATGATTACATGCAAAAAATGTGGGCTTGTTAAGGGAAGTGGCTTTGCCAAGTGTGAGCCAGCGGGATCAGAGGAGTTGAGCGGTGATTAGTGATAGCGAAACGTACTGGGCGACAGTAGATAAGTGGTGGGACCAATTGCTTGAAATTGCTTCGCATCATTTAGATTTACAGAGTCCCGCATTTGAAAAGCCAGGCGATCCTGAAAGCGCGATGACGGGCAGAACTGTTCTCGAAGAGCTTATCTTCTTAAAGAGGGCACGCAACAAAAAGCTACCCAGGTATTTTAACGCAATATGGGGAATGGCATCTGAGTCATATGCATGGTCTGTCCCAGGCTGGGGGCAGTTGTGCGACTTATGCTCAGAGGAAGGCGTGCTCCACGACGACGTACCCGAATCAGGCGGTGAGTGAATGCGGCACGGATTTTTTCACGCACTTAAGCGATTTATTATTTTCAGGTTATTCCGCAGCTTGCCCGATGTAGAACAAATTGAAATTCTTATTTTATTAGGTCGGCGCATAAAGCTGAGCGCAGACGACACAGGACACGAGGTGGGAAATGGGAAGTGAGCGCGAGTGGTATCTGCACGCAACATGCGACAGACACGTTAACACTAGCTGGAGCATTCAGGGCGTCAATCCAATGGCGAACGAAGTTGGGAGCGCCGTTCACGTCGTCGAGTACTCAGCACTAGAGGCCGCGATACGAGAACGCGACGAAGCCCGAGCGGCACTCAATCATCCAACCAGTGAGCGCATGGGGCATTTGATGCGCGAGCGCGACGAGGCGCGGGCTGATGTTCAGAAGTGGGAGCGCGGTTATCGCGGTCAATTAGATGCCGAACGCGCGCGATCCGCAAAGCTTGTGGATGCCATTAGAGCAGCCAGCAAGGGATTTGAATATCACTACTGTAACGATGGAGAGCCATGCCCCTTGTGCAACGCTAAAGAGAGTGCTGATAAAGCTCTGGCCGAATACGAAAAGGGCTCGCGCGGGGAGGGCGTGTGACTGCGCAGGAAGTTATTAGCGCTTACATTAAGAAGTGGACAGAAGAGAAGGAATCATTAACGGCTAAATATTTGGCAGAGACAGGGCTTCAGCCCTCAGATATTTGTTTGGTAGAGCGAGAAACCGAAACGGGCCGAATATTTTATCCAGACTTGCGTTCGAACTATCCGACACAGTCCAATTCTTCACCCCTGGACCAGGAAAAATAGCATGGAACTTAAGCGTCATCGTTGTTTCAAGATTCCCCGCGCCAAGCTGGATCTGTTCCTTGTCGCACTCGACGTGAATTTTAGTTGGCCACCTCTTATTCGCCACACAATTCACAATTGCTGCCATCTGGATTTCTGCCAGCGCGCACGTATGAAATATTTGGGGAGGTTGTGATGGCAGAGCCAAAGAAGCAGAAAAAGAAGCGCGTCACTACAGAAGAATTGCTCACGCGTATTGTTGAGCTAGAAAAGAAAATTGAATCGCTTCAGCGGGGGCTCGGACAATCGATGCGATATCACATGACAGGAGGGCCTAGATTTTGAGTACACTCCCACCAGACATAAAGCAGGCAGTCGCTGATGCGGCTAAAGAGTTTCACAAAGTAGATAATTTCATTACCCCGGAACACACATTTGTGGACGGCGCGGAGTGGCTCTTCGACTACTTGTCAAAGGCCGCGCCTGAATTTGATGAGGGCGCCGCACAACAAGTCCGCATTGAGCGCTCGTACAATACACTTTTTGGAATAATGAAAGACACGGGCGAGAATGCTCGAATAGGTTTTGTAGACGGCGCCCGGTGGCAACACTCTCAAGACGCCGCAAGGATTGCACGGGCTGAGATGTGGTCACGCGCAGACCGTTCTCTGATGGAAACACACAAAGCAAACGCTCAAGCGATGTGCGACAAGCTCACCGCAGCCGAAGCTAAGCTCGCAGTGGCGGTTGAGGCTCTGGAGTTGATTGCTGGGGCTCGATGCGCATGGCAACTTTCACAATCAATTGCCCGTGAAGCACTCGAGAAGATCAAGGGCCCCTAATTAACGACATGCATCGCCTGAGAAAAGGTGATGGCTAGTGTTGAATACCTAAAACAGCTTCTCCCCATCTTAAGAGAATTCGGCGTGCTTTCATTTAAAGCTGAAGGCATTGAATTATCTTTATCTATCAAAGAGATAGAACAAAAAGCTCAACCAGAAAAGCCAGTTGAGCCAAGCATTCCTCCAGACATGAAGGCTGATGATTTGTTTAACCATGACAAGATTCTCCATTGGAGTGGGTCGGGTGATGATGAGCCGATGCCTCTTACTGGGGAGGATAGGTTGATTGCCCCATGAAGGAAGCGACCGAACAAAAAGAAAAAATAGCGTACACAGATGAAGAGATTAATGAGCTTGCGGAGTGGTTAGAAGATCTAACCCTAAAGCAGGCTTTCTTTTTAAAAGAATCCTTTCAATCGTACCTAACCCATAACGCTAACTGCCACGGGCAAGAGTACGTGCATTAATGTCTACAAGCATTGATTACAATTCCTTTAAACCAGTCGAGAAAGAAAAGAAAAAGGCCCAGGCCAAAGCCTCAACCCACGGGGTTAGGTGGTGGTTGGCCGAAGATGCTTTGCTTCCAGGCGCTATACTTTCTCAAGTAGGCGCTATTGTGAAAGCGGACCGGGGAAGGATTGATGCCTACAATACTTATGGAAAGCTCTATGGGACTTGGACTCCTACATTTTGGAATGGTTATCAATTAGCTAATTCTGGAAAGCCCACTTCACCTGTTAGGGACAGGCTTACATACAATATAGTTCAATCTTGTATAGACACTCTCACTGCTCGCATATCCCAGAACAAACCAAAGCCCATGTTCCTAACTACAGCTGGGGACTCTAAGCTCCAGCGAAAGGCAAAGAAGCTAGACTCTTTTTGCTATGGGCTTTTTTATGAGAACAATATTTATCAGGCAGCACCTAAGGCGTTTAGAGATGCTTGTATATTTGGCGAGGGAATACTCCACTGTTACCAGGAAAGCGGATCAGTTAAATTTGAAAGGGTTTTGCCATATGAGCTTTTGGTCGACTATCTCGAGAGTCACTACGGACCCGAGAGCACGAAAAGCCTATTTAGAATCAAGAATATTGACAGAACTGAACTTGCGGAGGCCTTTCCCGACAAAGCCGAAGACATTGCAAGAATGTCAAATACCTCTGTATTTATCTCGTCTAACAACCGATCAGTTGCGGACACTGTCACGGTTGTTGAAGCTTGGCGACTTCCAACCGGGGGAAAACCCGGAAAGCACGTAATTGTCACTGAGAATACAGTTCTTCATTCTGAGGATTATGAAGAGGACTTTTTTCCTTTTGCTATTCTTCGCTATTCTCCTCGCATTTACGGTTTTTATGCTCAAGGAATGGCTGAACAACTTGTGCCCCTTCAGATCGAAATCAACCGCACACTCATCTCAATCCAAAGATCCTTATATTTAGGCGGCACTCACAAGATCTTTGTTAAGGCTGGATCAAAGGTAATTAAAAGCCACTTCGATAACGCCGTCGGTACTATTATGGAATACGCGGGCGATACGATGCCCCAATACATAGTCCCCCAACTTGTCCAACCTGAGATCTACAATCACTTAGAAAACATGATTCAAAAAGGGTATCAGCTCCCAGGCGTTAGCCAGCTTTCAGCATCTAGCCTAAAGCCCATGGGGATTGATTCTGGAAAAGCCTTAAGGGCTGTTGATGATATTCAGATTCAGAGATTTCAGACAGTGGCTCAGGCCTATGAGCAATTCTTTGTGGATCTTGCCAAGATTGCAATCTCGGTTGCGAGAAAAGCTTACGACGAGAGCGGAGAGCTTACAGTTAAGGTTCCTGGAAAAAGGTTTATAGAAAAAATCGATTGGTCAGACGTGGATATGGAGAACGACGAGTTCCAACTACAGATCTATCCAGTCTCTAAGCTTCCGAATGATCCAGAGGGTCGCCTTGCAACCATTCAAGAGATGATGCAGGCAGGGCTTATCACTCCAGAAGCAGGCAGAAGGCTTCTTGATTACCCAGACCTAGAGGCTGAGGAGAATCTATACAACGCTGCATCTGACTATATTCATATGATTTTAGACAAGATTGTAGAGGATGGTGAATACACAGCCCCCTCTCCCGATGACAACCTTCAGTTGGCTAAGAAGTTGGTTCTTGAATACATAGCTCAGGGGAAACTCAATAATCTAAAAGATGATCGGCTAGAGCTTTTACGCAAATTCAATAAGCAGATCGATTATTGGGTTAACGGTGGACCCGCTGGTGAGAAGATGAGGGCAGAGCAGGCCATGATTCAATCTCAAATGGCAGCCCAAGGCATTGTTCCACAGGGTAATCCACAAACACCACCCACAAGTCCACTTATACAAAATGTTCCAGGCGTAACGCAGTAACACATCATAGGAGCTTAAGTAATGAACATAGATGTAAACGAGATAGTAGATAAGATCGATGCTAAACCCGAAGTTCCAGAAGTTATGGGCGAGGGTGTGGCAACGGAAGGCCCCCCTCAGCCCGCCCCTAACGCCAACGACAAGGTTTCTAGCAAAATAGAAATGTTGATCAGGCGAGAGCAGCAGGCTTTGGCTAGAGAGAGACAGGCCAAGGACAGAGAAGCTCAATTAGAGGCTAGGCTTAAGGCCATAGAAGAGCGAGAGGGTAAGGTTAATGAGTTTGAATCATCCAAGAAGGATCCAAAGAAAGCATTAGGATTACTCGGCCTTTCTTACGATGAACTCACTCAAGCTCAGCTTAACGATGGGGAATTGCCACCTCAGGTTGAGATCAAAAAACTAAGAGAAGAAATTGAAGCATTCAAGCAAGCACAGAAACAAGAAAAGGATCACGAAAAGGAGCGGCAGATTGCTGATGCCAAAAGACAGGCAGAGGCACAGGAAAGATACGCAGTTGATACCTTTAAAAAACAGATCGACACATATGTAGAGGACAATGCCTCTAGATATGAGTTGATCAAGTTTGAGGGTGTGGAGGATCTCGTTTACGACGTGATCGATAAGCACTACGACAAAACACTAAAAGCAGCGCAGCATAAGTACGAATCAGGGGAGATTACTCAAGACCTAGTTGTTGGCAAAGTGATGGAGATTAAGGAAGCAGCAGACAAGGTTGAGGAATTTCTAGAACAAAAATACATAAAAGCAAAAGAGCTGAATAAGACTAAATCCTTTTGGGGTGCGATTCCCAAAGAGGCACAAAAGCAAGTCGTAAAAGAGATCCAAAAACAGACGCCGCCGAGAACATTAACCAATCAACTATCAGCAAGTCAAACTCCTCCCCCTAAACAGGGAAAGATCTTAACTGATCAAGAGAGGGTTCAAAAGGCGATTGCTTATGCTCGGGGACTAAGGCCCCCGGTTTAAAAAGGCGGTAAAAAATGTCTACGATTACAACGTTTGTCGGTAACTACTCTGAAGGTAATGGTTCAATAGCCAATGGTCCGTTTACAGCGAACACCTCTGGCGCTCTTGGGATGCAAGAGATTTCTGGCATCTTAAAGCAGATCTACGATGGTCAAAAGCTTGCTACCCTTTACTACAAAAACAACCCCCTCTTGGCGATGATTCCTAAGAAGGAAGATTTTTATGGTGAGACTTATCCTCTCCCTGTGATGGTCGAGACTCCAACGGGTATTTCAAACACCTTTGCTAATGCTCAGTTAGTGAACCAAAAAGTAAATGGTGGGTCTGGTACTGCTGGAAACTTAGGGCCTGCGAAGTTTGTTAAGTTCATGCTAACTCGTGCAAGTGTTTACGGAGTCCATGTTATCGGACGAGAAGCCATGCTTTCAGCCTCCAACAACATTGGATCTTTTGTTAATGGTCAGATGGCTCAAATGGATGCGATGATTCAAGGGGTGTCTAACCTGATTTCGGTTCAGGCCTACAGATCTGGTTCTGGATCTATTGGTCAGATCTCGACCATCGGGACTGGTGCAAGCACTAACGGTGTTATCACGCTAGTTAACCCGACTGACGTGAGATACTTCACGGTTGGCCAAGCGGTTTATGCTTACAACAAAGATCCGATCCAAGGTGCTACTTCAGTAACTGAGCGTGCAGGGATTGGAATTGTGAACACGGTTAATCGGATTGCTGGAACCATTACGGTCGGCGACGCAACCGCAGCCAATACAGCAACCGCACAAAGTCCTACCGCGTGGGCAGCTCTGGATTTCATCACTGTCTCTGGTAACTCGCCCTTGTTTGGCCCAAGCATCTCGAGCGCTAATCTTCCTGTAGCCCTTTCTGGTATCGCAGCATGGATTGGAAACTCGAGCACGATTGGATCCAACGATGTGTTCTTTGGTGTGAATCGAAGCTCTGACCCCTGGCGCTTAGCTGGCGGTTTCTACGATGGTTCGACAAACGGACAAAGCGTTGAAGAGGCTCTTTATGATGGCTCGACTCAACTCTTTATGGAGGGTGGATATCCCACTCACTGCTTCGTAGGTCCGAATGCATACGCAGCCCTTCAAAAGTCTTGCGCAGCTCGCAACATTTTTGAAACTGAGGTGCAAGCGACTATGGGTGAGGGTGGAGATGTTCCTTTGTTCTTCAAAGGGATCAACATCCAAGGTGCTGGATCTAACTTCACGGTTATTGCCGACCGAAGTTGTCCGCCCTTTGCAGCTTACCTCCTGAGCATGGAAGATTGGGGACTTTATAGCTTAAAGTCTATGCCCCACGTTGTTGATGATGATGGAGTGAGCTTCTTAAGAAGCACTTCTGCCGATAGCTTCGAATTCCGTCTAGGTGCGTCATAATTAAATGCATGGGCGGCTTGAGAATTGTTCTTAAGCCGTCACGTTACTTGGGGGGGCTACAAGTAACGTCTTAACCGCCCTCCAGGCTTAGAACCTGGTTTAAAGGAAGGAAAAGAAGATGGCTAATATCTACGGCACTCCAGTAATGTTTGCGAAACAAAACAATGTTGTTTTTCTCTTCGCAAGAGTTACTTTTGGTGCAACAGGGGTTCCAACTCTAGACACGACTCAAAGCAAGGGCGTGTGTGCAGTCACAGAAAACTATGTTCCGTTTACGGGTGGAGTTGTTAACTCGACAACCATCATCGGAACAGTGACTTCGTTTAACCGTCTCTTTACTGGAATGACAGTAACTGGGACTGGTGTACAGACCACAAACTTGATCTCGAGCATGTCTGGCGCTGGGAAAACCATCACCATGACCAAGCAAAACATCACAACGGGTGATGAGGTTGCTCTTACGGCTAATGGCGGACAGTTCACTTTTCAGTTTGGAAATAAGTCAGGTGTAAACCTAGACACTTACAACAAGCTGTTAATGGTCGACGCAAACTGGGACATGACAAGTGCTTCGGCAAGCGGATCTGGAACAGTTCTCCAGCTAGCGCCTGCAGCTCCCCAAATGTTTGTCTTGGGAAGCGTCGCTTTTAACCAAAGAAGTATTCCCGCAAGCTCTGCAAGCGGAAGTACAGACGCCACAATCCAAGTACAATTTGGATCGGGCCAAGGAACAAGCTTCAGTGCCTATAAGCCAGTCGCTGGTGAGTCGGTAAGAATGCTGTTTATCTTTGGAAATAGCGGCGGTGGAAATGGGTATAATGGATAACGGAGTGCATCATGATCATGATTGGGAATAACAAGAAGAAGGTTCTCGCTCAGATCTTTGGTGATGGCGAGGAAGCAAAAGAGAAGGAGGGTGGAGAGTCCACCCTCAAGCTTTGCGTTCATGAACTAGTAGAAGCGATTCACAACAAGGATGTTGATGGAACGCTTTCTGCTTTTCGCGCGCTTTTTGCTGAGTTGGATGCTGAACCAGAGGGTGAGCTCACTGAGAGGTACTAAATGTCGACATCTAGTGATGTTAGCCTTGGAAGCTTGCGCCAACAAGCGAAAGAAGCTGCTGATTTGGAGCAAAACCCAGCCATTACTGATCCTGCATGGAATAGCTTCATCACTAATTCTAGAAAAGAATTATATGACATGCTTATTTCAGCATACGGGAATGACTATTACGTAGCGACTACGTACCAATTCAGCACGACAGGATCGCAAAGCTATCCGCTTCCTGATGGAAGTCCTAATTTCTTGGATACGACAAGTTCAACTGCTGCAAAATTCTACAAGCTTTTAGGTGTGGATCTTCAATACAACGCAAGTCCAAGTGGATGGATCACGCTTAGAAACTTTCAAATGATCGAGAGAAACAGATTTGCAATGCCAAACACTCAGACAAGCTGGGTTGGGTATACAAATCTTAGGTATAGAGTCCAGGGGAATAATCTCTACTTGGCTCCAGTTCCACAGACAGGACAAAAGGTTCAGCTTTGGTATGCTCCCGCACCAACTAATCTGCAATACAGGCTTCAGGGTGCAACGACTGTAAACTCTGGACTAATTACCTTCGCAGATACAACGGGACTTGCTTCTGGAATGAACGTTCAAGGAGAGGGAATTCCAACAGGGGTTACGATTGCAAGCCTTGGCTCTACCAGCATTATTGTTTCTGGCTCCTGCACAGCTACGCAAAGCTCAGTCCTGGTTTCTATGTGGAGTGATTCAACACTAGTTGATGGGGTTAGCGGTTGGGAAGAGTATGTAATTGTAGATGCGGCGATAAAGGCCCAACAAAAACAAGAGAATGACGATAACCCGCTCTTTAGAAGAAAGATGGAGCTAAAGACCCGGATTGAGTCGATGGCCGAGGGAAGAGATATTGGACAGGCGCATCACACGTCCGACGTAATGGGTGCTAACGGTGTTTGGGGTGGAGATTATGATGGTGGTGGGTGGGGCATGGGTGGAGGGTGGTAACTTGAACATTCCTCTTCTTAAGTCAGATATCCCAGCACTAGACATGTACCAGACGAGGATCAAGTCTATTCTTGACCCAGTCTTGTCTAAAGAGATCATTCAGGGCCAATTACTAAGCGGGCTAACGGTGGTGTCCGGGATAAACGTAATAAACCATAAGCTTGGAAGAAATCCGATTGGCTGGTTTATTGTCGACGCAACAGCCTCAGTCACAGCCTATAGGTCTGGCAATATAAATTCGACGAACATCACCCTAACTTTTAGCGCTGGCGCGAGTAGTGTTTCACTGTGGGTTTTTTAAATGGCTTTACAAAGAACACAAATCACCATCCCGTTTGTTCAGGGGATTGATCGGAAAACCGATGAGTTCCAAATTCCCATTGGGAAATTTCAATCTCTAGATAACTCTGTATTCGATACACTTGGGATGATGAAGAAGAGGAACGGCTTTGGTGTTGTTTGCTCTCTCTCAGACACTAACTTTCTAACTACGTTTAAGAACAATCTGCTTGGTGTTGGGACAAAGGTTTACGCTTATAATCCAGGCGCGAATGCTTCTTTTGCAGCCGGATACATTCAGCCACTACAGCTAAGTACAATCGCACTGACTCGAAACTTCTACTCTCCAAGCAATGTAGACTCAGTTACCAGCACCAACAGCC